AAAGCGTTCGAAAGCTTTAGAGGTAATCTAAGAGAAATGCATCAGCCACTTGCAGTTGGCAAGGTAGCATCATTTAGACCAGAAACTTTTTATGACCCTGCAACAAAAGAATTTTACAATGGTGTTTACGTTGATGCATACATTTCTAAGGGCGCTCAAGATACTTGGGAAAAGGTTCTAGACGGAACACTAACAGGATTTTCCATCGGCGGAAAGATTATTGAATCAGATAACGAAGTAAACAAATCAACAGGAGCATCAGTAAGGTTTATTAAAGACTATGCACTAGTTGAACTATCAATCGTTGATTCACCAGCAAATGAACTATGTAACATTTTATCTATTGAAAAAGTAAATGGACAAATGATTTTTAAAGGCATCGCAGCAGATGTTAAAATGGAAAATATTTTTTATTGTGCAGAAAGCGATTCTGTATTTATGTCAACAGAATCAGAATACATATCTCCAGTTACTGGTAAAAAAACAGAACTCATTGGATGGGTAGAATCAAACGACGTAAACAAAGGAAAAGAAATAGAGAAGATTCTTGATTCACGTAGATCAAGATTGCAAACATTGCCTGACAACACAAATATAAATATGGCAATTGCAGAAGGAGGAAATGAAGTGGAAAAGCTTAATGTAACAGAAGCAACTCCAGTAGTAGAAGAAGCAGTGGCTCCAGAAGCACCTGCAGAAATTATTGAAGAAGTTGCCCCAGTAGAACAAGAGTCTGCTGAAGTTGTAGCTGAAGAAACTTCTGCCGAAGTTCTGGAAAAATCAGCAGAACTAACAACTCAGGAATCACCTGACTTTGTTAAAATGCTAGGCGACCTTAAGGGTTTCTTCTCAGAGACTTTGGAAAAGGCCTCTGAGGCAAACGCTGCTCAGGTTTCAACAATCAAGGAGACAGTCGAAGCTTTTAGCAAGAATGTCGATTTGAGAATTTCAGAATTAGCAGAAAAGCACACAGAACTCTCAACAGCAGTTGATTCAATCAAGTCCATCATGGACACAGTTGAAAAAAGAGTAGACGCAGTAGAATCAGACACTGCAATTAAGAAGTCCTCTGACCTTGGCGGGTCAGTTGGAGTAACAACAATCAAAAAATCAAAATGGAACGGCACTTTCCTCGGTTCCGTTAGCGAATTAACAAAATAAGGGTATGGTGAAAACTAATGAGTAATGAACTATTAGCAAAAGCAGCTGAAGCAGGCACAACACTAACAGGTGGAATGACTGGCGCAGCAAACCCTACCGACGGAATTCACGTAGGTTCCGAGGGTAAGGGAGGCTTGCTCAATCCTGAGCAATCCGCAAGATTCCTCGATTACATGTTCGATGCAACAGTAATCGGTAAGGTAGCACGTACAGTTCGAATGAGAGCTGACACTACAGAGATTGATCGTATTGGCGTCGGTGAGAAGCTTATGAAGCTTGCAGCTGAAGCAGAGAACACTGGCACAAATGCAGCCGTACAGTTCTCAAAGATTTCTCTCACAACAAAGAAGCTTCGCCTAGATTGGGAGCTTTCAACTGAGTCTCTAGAAGACAACATTGAAGGTGCAGATCTAGAAGATCACATCGCAAGACTTATGGCAACACAGGCTGGTAACGACCTTGAGGACGTAGTTCTTAACGGTAACACAGCTCTAACTGGAGATGCACTTTATAAGTCATTCGACGGTGTTGTTAAGATTGCAAAGGCAAACGGCCACGTAGTAGCTGGAGCGGGTGCAGTAATTTCCCGTGACATCTTCAATAAGGCTCTTAAGGCAATGCCACGTAAGTACAAGCAGCGTCGTCCAGACCTACGCTTCCTTGCAGGCTCAAACCTAATTCAAGACTACTTGTACTCAACATCACAGAACATCCAGAACGTCAACCCACAAGATATTGCTTCAAGCATTATCCGTGGTGACCAGGGTGGTCTAGGTGGTCCAGCAGGGTATGTAGCACCATTCGCATTTGGTATTCCAATTGTTGAAGTTCCGCTACTAAAAGAAACTCAGACTGGTTCATATGCAACACCAACAGGAGAGCACGGAGACGTCCACTTGACATTCCCAAATAACGTTGTTATTGGTATCAAGCGTGATGTAACTGTTTACCGCTTCTTCTGGCCAAAGAAGGACTCAATCGAATATACAATGTATACTCGTGTTGGTACCCAAATTGAGCAGGCAGATGCATGGGTAGTCGTAAAAGACGTTAAGGTTGCTTCTTAATTTAAGAAATAACTTGCTGGAAAGGCCCCCAATTAATTTTGGGGGCTTTTCATTTTAATTTTCTAGTGCTATAATTTATATACATACCAAAGGAGTATATATGTCATTTGACACACTTAAGGTCAAGGATCTAAAGACATTAGCAGCAAACTTTGCAGTTGATGTCGATGGACTAAAAAATAAAGCAGATGTAATTGCGGCACTTGCAGAAGAGGGAGTTACTTGGTCAGTTTACCAAGGGACACTCAAGAATATTGAAAGCGCAAAAGAAGATGCAGATGAGATTCTTCCTAGACTGGATCCAAATCAAAAACTTGATGAAGATATGATTCTAGTAAAGATGGACAGACCAAATGCTAGATATGATGCCCTAGGCTTCACATTTACAAGAGATCATCCATTTGTAGCAATGAAGCCCGATGTGGCGCAAGAAATTTTTGATAAGGAGGAAGGGTTTAGACTAGCTACCCCTAGAGAAGTACAGGAGTACTACAACTAAGCCTAACAAATGGCAGAGATATATGTAAACACAAGCACACCTGCAACAACAAAGATTTATGTAAAGGGTGAGGCTGTAACACTTAGCTCTCCAGTAACTGTCAAAGTTTATGACATAACTGGCGATCCAGTTATATCTCCACCAATTAATTCAACATCAATACTTACAACTCTTACGGCGGAGCAAAGCGAAGTTGATATAGGGTCATACAAAGTTTATCTACCTATCTCGTACACAGCAAGATCAAGAAAGTTCAAGTTGGTATGGGAATGGCAATATGAAGGATCTTCTTATTCTAATACAACTATGCTTGATATTGTAACACCTTATGTAGATATACAGGAGGCTGCACAAGAAATGGGATTGGGATCAGATTCAAATGATCCAAACCATAAGACATATCAAGAGCTCAAGCTTGCTGAAAGATATGCAAGAAATATAATTGATGGGTACACTGGTCAAAAATTTTTCCTACACGATGATTATTTTTCTTCAGTAGGAAATGATTCTGACACTATGCCTCTTACTAAAAAGATAAATAGATTGCATACTCTTCACGCAAATGATCAGATCCTTATCGATAATTTAAATGAAGTTAATAACCTAGGCCTTACTATTGATATCACGACAAGCGGCTTTGGATTAAAGGTAAACATAGCGTCTATTTTAGACAATGATGTTTATATAGCTAACGGAATGGTCCCTCCATCAATTCACGACTCTTCTCCAGATATATTTAGAAGGTCTAAGAATTATAAAGTCTACGCTAGATTTGGTTGGGAGTATGTTCCAAATGAGGTTCGTGACGCAGCTGTAGAAATAATGAAGATGTACTTTGCAAAAGATCGTGTTTGGAAAGACAGATATGTTAAAAAGGTTTCCACAACAGATTGGGACTTTGAATATTCTTCAGAAGCATTTAGTGGAACTGGCTCCTCATATGCAGACAAGCTACTTGCAGACTATGTAATAACACAAATGGTTCTGGTGTAATGTTTGATTTAGTAGACGGCCTCATGACAATGAAGATGGACGTATATCGACAAACTGAGCAGCAGGATAAAGATACTGGTGCAATGATAAGAGAGTTTTCTTTTATAAAAACAATTGATTGCTATGCTAGAGGAGTAATTACCGAAAGCAGAAATAGGTCTAACGATAGTCAGAAGTTTTCAAATAAGTATTCAAATAACCAGTATATTGAGGCTAGAACATCTGACAGATTAACTGCAAGAGATAAAGTTAAAAACATTAGGGATGTAAATGGAAAGCCTATCTGGTATGAGTTAAACTATCCAAGCGATACAGATACAGTTTTTGATGTTGTTGGAACTACACCAATATCAGATCCATTTGGAAATGTTGTAGGATATAACTCTTCATTGCAAAGAGCGGAGAATCAGCAAATTGGCGTCTGAAATTTTAGCGATTAAAGCAGCAAGCGGATTAGTTAATTTAATGACTAATAAGCCAGTAAGTGGTGCAATAAAAGATAGTACAGTTGCACAAATATCTGCTGCATTGTTCTATAAAACAAATGTAATGGCTAAACTAGCTGCTAATCCGCAATTCCAATCAGCATTTAGAAGTGTAATATTTGATCAGGTTCAGATCGACTTTGCAGACTATATAGACGCAAAAGCAAGAACATCTCCAAAATCTTTTCACCATGTTTACGAATGGGGAAGAGTAGGAGATAGCGAGGCAAGACTATTTAAATTAAATAAGCTTCCTGCAGATGGACTATCATTAAAAATTAATTACGAACTAACTGACTCAAAGTCTTTTGTACCATCTGAAAACTCTAACAATAAACACGTCTTTGTAAAAAAAGCTTCTGTTATGGAAGAGGGAAAGACTGTAGTCATAAGGCCAAGATTTTCTGAAAGGCTGGTATTTGATGTAGACGGATACACAATATTTATGCCAAAAGGCGAATCCGTTACTGTTAGAAAACCAGGAGGGGCGGCAACCAAAAACGCCTTCTTTGCACAGTATAGATATTTCTTTACTGGACAGCTAGTCAATATGTCTATAAAAAAATCTGGATTCCAGAGATTATTTAATTCATCATTGTCTAGAGCGCTAGGTGTACCAGCACAAGTTAAATCAGTTAAATATAGTTTCTCGGCAAATCAATTAGCAAGTGAAGCCGAGGCCGCTACATCAGCAGCTTTTGCGAGGTTAGCACATGGCTAATTATAAATTAGATGCAATGTTTGAAATAAGAAAGTTCCTGTGGAGCAGACTTACAGCACTTAATATATTCAATCAAGAAGACTACTATTCAGACAATCTAAATGAGACACTTGTCCCAATTGTTCCAGTCCAGCAACAGCCAGAGATGAATCAGTTCTTGAGCGGAAAGAAGCACATAGTTTACGACAAGATAGGAATGTCTTATGAGAACAACTGGATGATATGCTGCGAACAGATTCTATTAACCCTATATTCACCAGATCTCCTTGATATTGTTGAGATAAGAAACTTCCTAACTGATGAGTTTAGAAGAATGGATGAGTCTGCAAGGGATGTCAATAAATGGGCGGGGTTATCAGATAAATTCAAGTTCCATAGTATCCACATAGCAGACATATCATCTACAGCCCCATCAGAAGAAATCCAAGGATTCTATGCTGCAGATGTAATATTAGAGGTCAAATATTCAAGAATAACAAATGGCCAGGGCAGGTTTGCCTAGTTTGCCTTTTATAATATAGTAGAGTAAAATTAGAACAGAGGAAAGGGCCTAGCCAGCCAAAATATATATATTAATTTCATATGAAATCAGGAGGCAATACATCATGGCACAAAAAGTCGGTAATGAGAAGAATATTCTCGTAGGAGCTTCACCGCTATTCCTGTCTGTAGACGATTCTACAACTCCAGGATACGACAATAGCATGGAAGCAGGTTTAACAAATGCTGGAACAGCAGCAACAGGAACTGGAGCAGCAAGAGTTGCACCATCCACACTAGTACCAATTTTTGCATCAGGAGTATCTTATACAGATACTTTAAATGCAGCAACACCAGATAAAGCAGGTGGAGTACTGGCAGCAGCATATCGTAACGTAGGTTACACAAACAATGGTCTTCAGATCAGCTATCAGCCAACATACGACTCAGTAACTGTTGACCAGTTGCTAGATACAGCTAAGCTATTTAAGTCTGCTATGCAGGTTCAAATTTCTACAGAAATGGCAGAAGGTACTCTAGAGAACGTTCTTGCAGTATTTGGTCAGAAGTCAAGCACATTGACAGAAAAAAAGGGTGGAACACCAGAAGCAGTTCTAACAGGACTAGCAGCAGAAGATCACCTTGGCTTAGAAGCAGGTGCACTTGGTTCAGCTCCAACAGAGCGTCAACTAATTGCAGTCGGACAAGCCCCAACATCAGAGGCAACTGCAGCTGAGCGTGTATATTATGCACGTCGTGTTTTGTCTGTTGAGCAGTCACAGTTCTCTTTGGCTCGTACAGCAGCAACAACATTTCCAGTAACATTCCGTCTTCTACCATCAGGTGAGCAAGATCACATAGGTTCAGAATACGGTAAGATTATTGACCGAGTACTAAAAGTTTAATTATATTAATAATTAATATCAAAGCCCCCAAGAAATTGGGGGCTTTGCTGTTGTACCCTTATAATGATTATGCTATAATAATTTAGACGATCCTTAAGGAGGATACAATGGCAACAACAGTATATGACGTAGAAGAGATTGAACTACAAAGCGGAGCTAAAGTAAAGCTCAAGCCATTATCAATCAAGCAACTGCGTAAGTTTATGGAAGTAATTAAGAAAGTACAAGATGCAGAAGACGAAGCTGCCACACTTGGAATTTTAGTTGAAGCATGTGGAGTAGCAATTGAAACTCAACTTCCTGATCTTGTTAAAGATATAGATAAGCTTGAAGAAGCATTAGACGTTCCAACAATTAACCGCATCCTTGAAGTTTGCGGAGGAATTAAGATGGACGACCCAAACCTGATAGCGGCAGCAGTACTGGCTGGTCAGAACTAGATTTAGCCGCTTTAGAAGGCCAAGTTTTTCTTCTGGGACACTGGAAGAATTACGAAGAGCTAGAAGAAAATTTATCGATGCCAGAGTTGGTTCAAACCATAACAGCGATAAACCTAAAAGAGCACAACCAAAGAAAGTTTGCAGCATCACTAAAAGGAATACAATTAGATGATGATGTGGAAGAAGAAAAAAAAGGTTCTACCTTTGAAGATATCCAAAGAAGAGCACTTGGTATAACAGCATCAGCAGATGATGTTGTTGGATTACAAGGGACATTCGCAGCACAAGCTGGATTTGGAATTGGCGCAGGGTTAGGATATTCTAGGAGTAATTAATGGCTGACGAACAAATTGTAACCAGTATAGTCGCCAAAGCCGACTTGTCTAGCCTTGTGTCTGAAGTACACAGGGCTAGTGCTAGTCTCCAGCAACTACAAAGAGAACTCCTTGCATCAAACAAAGCAATATCTTCTTCAACAAAGTTAGCAAACAATTTATTTAGAGATACATTAACTGGAAGCGGGCAGTTCTCTAGCCACTTTGTAAACCTTAATTCTGATGTAGATAAATTTGGTAAAAACTTAGATGCTGGTAGACTAAAGCTTAAGAACTATTTCCAAACATTTAGAGAGCACTCTACAACTCAAAAGGGTATGATCAGGGAGCTTGCCAAAGAACAGGTAATGCTTCAAAATTCAGTACTGCAACCTCTGGGCAGAAATGCTCAAGGTTTAATGCAATACAATGTAATGATTCCTAGAGGCTTAGATGCAATAGCAAATAGCGGAAAATTAGCTCGCATGGAAATGCAGATTATGAATCGTGCATTATCTGAAGGAGCAGGGTCTTTAATTAACTGGGGTAAAAATACTCAGTGGGCAGGTAGACAGCTTACAGTAGGACTCACAGTTCCCCTCACTATGTTTGGGGCGGCAGCTGGAAAAGCATTTAGAGAAGCAGACGCAGAGCTTGTAAGATTAACAAAAGTTTATGGCGGTCTTGCAGCTACATCCGCTTCAGATTTAAGAGCAATTAGAGAAGAAGTTGTTGAAACAGCAAAAGTTTTATCCAAGACAATGGGTGCATCTTTTAAAGAAACTATTGCGCTAGGTGCTGATATCGCGGCAACAGGACAAACTGGTGACGAGCTTCTTGGATCAATTGCAGAAACAACAAGACTAGCAATACTCGGTGAAGTTGATAGACAAGATGCAATGAAAGCAACTCTATCAATTCAAACAGCTTTTAAGCAAAATACAGAACAGCTAACAGAATCAATTAACTTTCTTAACGCAGTTGAAAACCAGACGTCAACAACTCTTAACGATCTAGTAGAAGCTATTCCAAAAGCTGGTCCAGTAATTCAGCAATTAGGTGGTGACGTTAAAGATTTAGCTCTTTATCTAACCGCAATGAGAGAAGGTGGAATCAGCGCATCAGAAGGTGCTAACGCTTTAAAGTCTGGTCTAGCCTCTCTTATTAATCCAACAAAGCAAACCGTTGGCATGATGTCAGAATTTGGCATAGATGTAATGGGTATGGTTTCTAAAAACACAGGAGACACAACTGGGCTTCTTATGGATTTACAAAAAGCATTAGACTCACTTGATCCACTAAGTAAAGCAAGAGCGATGGAGCAGATGTTTGGTAAGTTCCAGTTTGCAAGAATGAGCGCATTGCTTAATAACTTAGGCAAGCAAGGTAGCCAGACGCTTCAGGTTTTAGATCTAATGAAAGCAAGTACTGCAGACCTAGCAGATGTTGCTAGCCGAGAATTAAAAATGGTTACAGAGTCCGCATCTGGTAAATACAAGAGAGCTATAGAAGGCCTTAAGGCAGAGCTTGCAGATGTCGGAGAAGAGTTTCTTGGAGTTGCTACCAAGCTTATAAGCGCAGCCACAAAGATTTTGGATTTCTTTACTAAGTTGCCTGACCCAATTAAAAAGGGATTAACATTTTTAGCTGGATTTACAGCACTGGTTGGTCCTCTTATTATGTTAACTGGTGTGCTCGCAAACTTCTTTGGATATATAACTAAGGGAGTTGTTCAACTAAGAGCATTCTTTATGAAGGCCAATGGCTGGAAGATGCTTACTCCAGAAATTATTGCTGCTGAAAAAGCAGCACTTATGGTTGAAAATGCATTTTATTCAGATGCAGCAGCAGCTCAAGTTCTTCACAATGCGTTACAAAAGCTTGTTTTAGATTATCAAAGTCTACAAGCGGCATCAATGAAAAATGCAGTTCCAGTAAATGGAGGAGTTAGCACTGTTGCTGGTAACCCAGTGATGGTTGGCGGAAGAAGAGTTGTAGACCCTAACGATCCATATGTTGGAGATCCTAACACTAGAGCAATGTCTCATATTAGACCAAGAGATTTAAATAATCCTGCAACTATATTTGGCGGAGTCCCAGGAGCTATCCCAGTTAATAGAGGTATATCAAGAACTCCTCAAATTTATATGCATGATAGACTTCCAAATGTTGAAGGCCTAACAAGCGTTAAGGGAATATCTACAGGAATTGTTGCGCCAGAGGCTGCCAAGTTCCATGCGCTAATGGCAACACTTGGAATGCAAACAGAACAAGAAGTTGCAGTGCTTAAGAAAACAATTGCAATGGGTGGAACTGTAAGCAGAGAACTTTTGGATACATTTGATGACATCCTTCCAATAACTCAAAGATTTGCAGATAGCGCAGCAACTCAATCTGCATTAATTGTTCAGCAAATGAGAAATGCAGAAATAACAGTTGATCAGGCTAAGGCAAGAATACTTGCACTTAATGCACAGATAGAAGCAGACATGGGTTCTGCAGTAACAGCATATGCTGCTGGTCGAGGAAGAAGAATTGATTTAACAAGAGCCCCAATGATGGATCAACCAGTTGTTGATGCTAATGGACAATTTACACTTAGAGATTTATACAAGAAAAAAACAAACGCTTCTGTTATGGAAGAGTTTGGAAGAGTTCGTGGCGTAAGAACATTTGGAGCACCATATAGTATTCAAACAACAAGAATGCCTAAGTTTAATACTGGTGGAGACATTGAATCGTTTGGACCAAACAAGACTATGGTTTCTGGACCTTCTTCAATTAATTACGACGACAGACTTGGAAGCGTTCCTCTGGGTGGATATGTTTTGAACCAGCAAGCTGCAATGGATCCAGCAAATGCCGCATTAGTTGCAATGGCTCCAAGCACATATTTAAATGACGGTGGAAATATTACAGCAGCTCTTACTCCACGGGAAGTAGTTTTTGGTCCTCAAATTCAAAGAATGCCTG